CTTCTTCAGGTGCCTTTTGGGCTGACTTGGGAATACGCTTAGGCATAACCTCTTTTTATTTTGTGGCGCAATTATTTGGGGGGTATTATGCGTGTGAATCGGTGGCGGGGGGCGTGGCAGGGGGGGTGTCGTGGGTAGGCCATTTCTTGAGGCTTTCTTGCCTTGGCTTGCGTCTCCTCATCCTCAAGGGTCGAGGCTTGCTAGGATTTTTAGGCATTGTAGTTGCAATAGGTTGCGGACTATCTGTCGCACAATAGCTATTGTATTCACTTTTAGGTGCATCAAGTTGCTTAACTTCCTGGCTCTCAATCACTTGTGCCTTCTTTTCCGCCCTTCGAGATGCAAGGCCAGCAAGGAGGGAGGCGAATGATCCATTCACGCCATGAGTGATGGAAGTATCTACGGATAAACGACTTGAGGGCTGGGCATAAGAATAGATTCGCTCTAAGCACCAGGCTTTAGCTTGCCATGACTTCTGGCCGGCCAACTCGACATCTCGAAGGAGTGCAAGTTCATGCTTTTTCCTTGCCATCCGCACCTGTTCGCCGAAACTTGGCCGCTTCTTTGTCCAACCTTGCACCGTCACCGGATTCAGCCCTACAAGTTCAGCCGCTTTTTCGAGTGTGAATCCTGAGCCGCACGCATCGATTATTGTATTGGCAATCTCATCAGAATATGCAGTCTTCCCATTTTTAGCCTTGGCGGGTAGTTCGCTCGAATCCATGCCCGGAAACTAGCACGAAAAGAATTTTTTAAAAATATGTTGACACTATTACAAGCCGATGGCATTTTAGGCGTACCAAGGCAAACCGCTAGGCAAGCCAAGGTAAAATAAAATAAAGGAAATAGGACAAAATGACAAAACGCACTAAAACTTGGAAAATCGGAGAATATTGCGCCGGTGGAGTTATCCGCGCGAAGAGTTGCGGCGAATTGGTCAAGCTTGAGATTCGCGACTACTTCACCGATGAATTGCTGAATGACGGCGCGTTTGGACGAATCCATGAGCGGCAGATATTTGAATTCTTGACCACGTTTACGACTCCTTATTATGCGGACAATGTTCTCGCATGGATTAAGCAGAAAGTTTGGGGGTTAGCGTGAGTATCCAAGTACATTTCACCTTATCTTCATCCAACGCCAAAACCGGCCCAATCCCGGTAAGCACGACTTCCGCCAATACTTGCCCGGATTCATGCCCTCTAAAGGCGGGCGGCGGATGTTACGCCAACGGCGGCCCGCTTGGAATGCATTGGAGGAAGGTAAGTGATGGTAAGCGTGGCACGGGATGGGAAGAGTTCCGCCGCGCAGTTGCGAATCTTCCGCAAGGTCAACTTTGGCGACATAATCAAGCTGGGGACTTACCCGGAGAGAATGATGCAATCTCCGCGCCATTGTTGGAGGACCTAGTCGCGGCCAACAGGGGCCGCCGAGGTTTTACATATACGCATAAACCGGTACTAGTTAATCAGCGCGGCCCCATAGAGCAGAATCGGGAAGCGATTGCCAAGGCAAACCGGGAAGGGTTTACCATTAATCTTTCCGCGAATGGATTGAGGCACGCGGACCAGCTTGCCGCGCTTAATATTGCTCCGGTGGCCACTATCCTGCCGCCGGGAGTTGAGGAAAACACCGCAACCCCGGAGGGAAGGAAAGTTGTAGTTTGCCCCGCTCAAAAAATTGAGGGCATGACTTGCGCGAAGTGCCGCCTCTGTTCGCGGGCGGATCGTTCAGTGATTATCGGATTTATACCGCACGGGGCCGCCAGGCGGAAGACCGGCGCGGTGGCAGTAAATAACTAAGAAAGAGAGGACAGAATGACAAAACAGAAAGCAATAGCGTTTTCCATATTGGAAACGCTGGCTGAATCGAAAACCGGCGGGATGCCCGCTGGCCATATGTTCGTGGCCCTTATGGGATTTTGCGGGCATATGGAATTCAACTCGATACTCTCCGCGTTGGAGCGCGGAGGGTTGATCCAAGTTAGTAATCACTACGTCACCGCAACGGATAAGGCGAGGGCTTTATTCGTGAAGGAGGCGGCGTGATTGCGGAGGTGCATGGCGCGGTCTACTTCGCACATGGCTTGATCCTTGGCGGGATCTTAACGGCGTTTGCAATGTTTGTCGGGCGGAAATAAAAAACAATAAAAGAAAGGAATACACCATGAAAAAGAATGAGAGACAAATTATCATCGAAGAAGTGGCCAGAATTGCACTTGAAGATAGAAATTATCGGGAATATGTCGCCCAGGAATTAGACTTGAGCGATGAGGAAATGGAGAAGACATATAGTTATTTGGTTAAGTTACTGAAGGCGGCTTAGTCTCCCCTTGTCCCTCCCTTTCAACGGGGAGGGCAAAGGCGAGACCCGATCGGGTCAAACCTAACAAACCGAACCGCAGCCGGGGCAATCCTGGCGGTGGGGATGATTAAGAAAGAAGGAGGATGGGATATGCAAACCGAAAGCGAAATGGGAGCGGTGATCGCCTACTTGGATGGGGATTCGATAGAAAATGCTGGGTTCGATTCCTCGAAAATGACAAGCGAGCAATTCAGCCTCATACGGATGAGGGTTGAGAAGTATGTTGACCAAGGCTGGCAGGATATTGTCGGCAGTGCTTGCGAGGGTATTCTTCCGCCGTTGGAGGACTAGGCAACCCCACCCCCGCCAAGGTTCCACCCCTTGCCGGTTCACTTAGTCCGCCATCCGCCTATAAACGGTAGCGTAGCGATTTTGTTTGACCTATAAACGATAGCGCAGTCTATAAGGAGGCTATAAGGAATGAACAAAGAACAAATTATCAAAGAGTACCTTTCCAACCTGGGCAGAAAGGGCGGGAGCGTGAAGGGGCCGCAAAAGGCCAGGAAACTATCGCGGGAGCATTACGAAAAAGTGTCGCGCATTCAGCGGGAGCGTTGGGCCAAGTGGCGGGAGCAGAACAAACGGTAGGTTGGCGACTCTATAAGGGCGATATAAAGAATGTCCTATAAGTGATATATAAAGAACGGTAGACTAGCGACCAATAGAGACGCAACAGGCTTTATTGCCTAAAGATTCTGGTATTTTGCGCTTTATAAGGGGTATCTTGCGTTGGGAGGTATCGGCTACTTGCTTGCCACCAATCCGCGTTTGTAGTGGCATCTCCGCTCGATTAAACGGTATCCTGGTGCCTTGTTTTGACACCTCTCGCATCACCATGCCTTGCAAGACCAGAACCTGGCCGATGTTTTAGCGGGAGGGTTAGAGTCACAGCGATGCCTAGCCCGAAAGCTCTTTCGCCTAGCCGGGATCGACTTCTTGATCTTCATTGTCGGGTCGCCGTAACGGATAACCTTGGACTTGCCACCGGCACAGGCACGCACCACGAACTTCTTTCGCGCACCTGGGGTACGCCTTGGGCTGTTACAGGGTAGTTTGCGTGGGTTCATTTTAATGCTCCTGCCAGTAGTTTAATCTTTTCCTGATGTACTTCAAGGAATTTCCCAAGGTCTTCAAGATCGTCTGTCAGGCTGACCATATTAGCCTCGTACACCTCGCGGGAGCAGTCGGCTAGGATATCGCCACAGAGTCGGTCCACCTTACCTATGGTTTGGTGCAAGCGGGAGTTCTCTGTAAGGAGAAGCTCGATATACGCCCAGGCTAGGTCAACGCGAGGGCTTTTCACGAAAGCCGCCCTTCTTGGCCTTCATCATGCGCCAAGTGCGGGGTGAAATGGTAGATTGGGACTTGGGACGGGATGTGCCAGCCTTACGGCGAGCGTTGATATTGGCATAGAGGCCGGGGCGTTTCATTCCACTAATATACCACACCCTCCCTGCACGCCCAAGGGCGCGTGTCCCTGCGGGTGCCAGCTTTTCTTTCCCTGGGAACACTCAGGCAGTGGATTTTCCTCGGAACCTGCCGTCAGGGGAGGGGAGGGTAACGACATAGGAGTTACCCCTCCCCCTGGTTCCTCGGAACTGTCTTTTGCCTTATTATATATAAGGGTATGGCAGTAGAGTAAATGGCAGGGAAATGACAGGCTGAACTGACAGCTAGAAGCTGGACTGGTTGGCAGTATACAAATCCTTCTCCAACAATATCTTGCCAGCCTTTGTCAGCCGTTTCAGGTGCCGATAGAAGGTTCTCTCTGAAATCTTGCACTTGTCCATGATGTGACGGCACAGGTCGGATGCCTGCCATCCCTTGCTGCCCATCTCCCCAAGGAACCGCTCGTCACCTATGACGGGCTTGGCGCCCGGCCTCTTTAGGTTGTCAGGGTTCAGGGCATAGTTGGGTCGGAACATGGGGTAGTGCCACTGGATGACAAATGGGTCCATTGGGCTGAAGTTACGGAGCGTGACATCACAAGTGAAGGTACGCTCGTCCTCCTCATGGGGTGTCAGTACGACCAAGCTGTCAGGGTTCCGAGCGAACACCCCTGACCCGGAGAAGCGGTCGATGGCCTCCTTGGATGAGGCGTTGCCCTTGGCAAAGTGGTGCGACAGGATGACTGACAGGTTGTGCTTGGTCGCCAGTGCCTCCAGTTCGTTCATAAGGCTGGCCATGTCCCCCGCGCTGTTCTCGTCTCTGTCTCCCATGAGCATATAGTTTGGGTCTAGGACGATGGCCTGGTAGCCCCTGCCCTGGATGTGCTTCTCAATGATCGGGCGGATGAAGGTCAGGTCGGCGGCATAGCCACGGAGCGTCCAGACATCGAAGTCCTTGACCTGCTCGGCTGTCAGGTTCTTTGCCTTGATGACATCGGCCAAGCGGTTCCTGAAGCTCCACTCCTGAATCTCGAAGTTGATGAACAGCACCCGGCTCTTGCGGCACTTGTTTCCCCACCAATCCGTGCCGGTGTGCAGGCTTAACGACAGGTCGATCAGGCTCCAGCTTTTGAAAGCTTTGCTGCCACCGCCCAGGAGCAGCTTGCCCCCCTGGTGCAGCATCCCATCAATCAGCACCTCCGGCTCCGGCAACTTCTCCTTGGCCAGATCCTCGTACCTCTTGATCGGCGGCCACTGATCCACCGGCTGCTTCACCCCCAATCCCACGGCTGGCTCTATCATTTCCCCTCCTTGCAAAACCAAAGAAAACTTTGGTATGTGGTGTCGTTTCTTTTCGCCCCCGGAATTCTCACCGGTTGGCTTGGCTTGAAAGTTGCAGGATCGCACCCGAGCGGAACAAGGAAAGCTTTAAGTTGCTCCATCCATTCTTTCTTGGGCGGGTTCTCGAACCATCCATGCAGGCTCTTCCCGCCCGTGTCCACCACGGCATACATCCTCATCTTGAATAGATCGCGCATCGCCTGGAACACCGCGCCCATCTGCGGCTTGGTCAGCGTGTCGGACTCCACCACCAGGTAGACCCTGGTGTCCACGTTCTCGTTGGCGCGACTGACCGACCCCGGCACGAACACCGCGCCGGTCGTGTAGTTGCCCACCGGCGATGGCAAGCCCATCCACTCGCTGACCTTGCGGAAGTTCTGCGGATGCCTTCCGCTGTCCTTGACATCCCCGATCCAGATCAGGTCGCTGGGTTGCCACAAGGTCAGGAAGCGGTGATAGTCCTGCGCCGGATCATCCAGCTTGACCGGGCTTTCCTCGAACATATCCGCTGGGTCCCAGTTGTAGTGGGTCAGATACCGGCTCTTGTTAGACTCCGCAATCGTCTTGATTCGGTCAATTATCTCGCTCTCAGGATCTTTCTCGATCACCAGTTTCACAGGATTATCCAACTGCTGAATCGGCCTGCCAAGATTGTCGTGCAGGATGGCGCGGCGAAGCTTGCGGTTGGCCTCGTCACGGTACGCCATGCAGGAGGTGTGCCAGCAGAAGATCGTCGGAACCCCGTCCACGAACACCGTGGTGTCGCGCAGCCTGGTGTGGCTGGTATGCGTGGCCTCTCCTGGGCAATGGCACAGCCCGTGGTTCTCTGACTGCCAATCCACCTGACCCACGATGGCTTCGGCTTTGCGTTGGTTCTCGTTCATATCAGAAATTCATGCCGGTGATTCAAGAGGCGACACACACTAGGAGGACAGCCCGTTGCAGGATCTCTCTGCACACCACTCCGGCATTGTTAAAAATTCGGATCTCTCCTCCTTGCTATGAACATATAGGAAAGGATTAGTCCAGCGTCGATCCAATCCATTTTTCTTTGGCCAAATGCTGTTTGGATAATTATCAGGGATATATACCAAGGCACGATGGCCATGATGATCTTATCCATCCGATAGAATGCAGCCTTTATTGTATTCATGACTCCAACTCCATCGCCTTCTTCGCTGCCTCGACGATGTCTTGGGCGGTAATGTTGCGAAGGGCATTGCACCACATCTGGGTTTTAGGAAGCTTGTTGGTAGCATCCTTGCACTTCTGCTGCGGTAGACCCGCATGAGGGCGGCACGGAGCGTGCGGGCAGGTGTCCGGCTTGAAGACCGAGATGTTCTTTGGATAGTAGGTCATGCGGTCGTCGGGGTGGTAGCTGCCCCATAGCGACACACAAGGCGTGTCGAAGGCGGCTGCCACATGGTTGACACTGCTGTCCGGTGCCACGACAAAGTCCGCCCCGCTTACGATGGGGAACAGCGAGCGGAACTGCTTGGTCACGTTGAACAGGTCGATCACGCGAGGGTGATCCACCTTGAAGTTGTTTGAGTTGTCCAGCCCGATGATGACCGCCTTGTGGTTGGGGAAAGCCTCAAGCAACGCCAAGACCGCATCCTGCCCCATCTTTGGCGGGTAGGTGCGGGTCGGGCCGGAGCTAGAGACATGGTAAGCAAAGTAGTCTCCCTTAATCGGCCACTTGTGCATCTCGACCAGTTCCTTGTGGTCGGGTTCGATCAGGTACAGGTGCGGACGTTTATACTTTGTATCTACATCGCCTGCATTCATCCAAGTGTAAATGCGGTCGTAGCAGTTTCCCGGTCCTGTCCCCAGCTTGGTGTTGCCAACCTGGCCGCTAAACAGGTCGTCCGTGGGCAAATGAGCGCAGTACGAGTCCCAAGCCTCCAGCGTGGGCGGCAGCGGGAACAGCTTGGCACCAAGCCCCGCATAAAGCGTGAGGTTTCTGGCTGGAGCATAGACATCAACGCACCCGCCGGACTCTTGGACTAGGTAATGCACGAAGGCGGTTGCTATGATCGCGTCTCCCAATGCCCCGGCTCGATACACCGCAGTAGCACCGCCCGTGGCTCTGCCTGGATAGTAGGGCTTGATCTTGTGCGGGCAGGGTATGGAGTCGTCCCAGGTCGGCCCCGTCAGTTCGTCCGGCAGCACATAGGTGTTGCGCGGGAACAGCATCGAGTCATCGACCTTGTGGATTGAGTTGGTTTGGTTGGTCCAGAGTTTCATAGGTTCACCCTTTCAGTTTTTCAAGCTTGTCTTGGGTCAAGCCATAGCCGGTGCCGTGTCCGAGGTCAATCAAATTCTCTTCGCGCCGAAGTTGCTCCGATGTCGCGTACCCGACAAAGTCAACGGTTGCCCCGGTAACTATGGCAAGCACATAGATGTCAACATCATTGTTTGTCTTGGTTGTGCATAGCAGCCTGCCGCCTGGGTGCGTGGTCGCCTTGATGTCATATCTCTTGCCACCGATGACACCGTCCGCACCGCCGCTCCTGGGAGACAGCCCAAGGTCGGGAAACACATTATACTTCTTTGCAAACGCAAACTCCGCCATGACCCCGACAACGTCGGCATCCGATCCATCCTGCGGACCTTTCTTCGCATCCCTTACCCCGCACCCCCTGGCAATAAGCGACCTCATCCTTCCGACAAGGTTGCAAATCATAACCTCGGACGGCTCCAGCGTTACCGTCATTTCCTTCTGCTCGCCTTCTTTATCTCGACAAACATGGGAGTTCGCTCACCCATATAAGCCCCGGCCACGTTGTAGTCGAAGTATTCATACGCTTCGTCCACACTCATGCCATCCTTGTGCAGCATGGTTATGATTATATTTTTGTCATAAACGGCCACCGCCGGTCCATTGAATGTTCTGCCCACGCCAAGGAATGCGCGGTCAAATCCGTCGGCAAGCAAAATCTCGTCGTCGGGATAATTCTCCTCGATCCATCCCCGAACATTCATTCCGCCCCCCAATGATGCTCTCTCGCATAATCAATCGACTTGCGGTTGCACTTCCACGCGTTCGCAATCTGGCGAGTGGTGTAGCCCTGCTCGTATTGGATGCGCCACAGCCCCCAGCGTTTCATGACCATCTGCTTCGTCCTGTTGCCGCCCCCGCTCTTTCTCTTGCCCTTGACCATCCTTGGCTTGGCGATCTTCAGCGACTCAGGCACCACCAACTCCTTCTCGTCCCTGATCCCGGCCACGATGCGCTCGGCAGCCGTTTCGTTGGACTTGGTGCGCTCGATCCGCCCAATCGTGATCTCATGGCGTAACTGCTGGATGCTCTGGACTGCGGCGACAAGCCTCGCCTCCAGCACCCTGATGTTGTTCTCGGTTGTGCCTACCCTGTCAGACAATACCTGCGCTACTTCCTGTGTGTTCACTTCTTATCTCCTTTGTGATTAGTGCCGCCGCGTCAACATCCGCAATGATTTCGCGAACCTTGTGCGCCTCGGCGTGGGTTATCTTGTCCCGATGGCTGGCCAGACTCCGACGCACCCGCGCAAGGATGTCTGCCAGCCACCTGATCCGATCCTCCGACATTTAGCCTCTCCGCATACGGAACCGGCGGCCACCCTTGGGCGGTACCCCGGCAGACCGAAGCGCGATGGCTAGGATCTGTTTCTGCGAGCGCGGCTTCCCGCCAGCCCCGCGAGCCTTGCCCTTGCGCTTATTGTCAGCGCGCAGTTCCCGAATGTTCTTTCCGATGTCTTTGCCTAACGGCATATTAACCTCCTTGTTTTACGAACCGCCCGGTCAGAAGATCCAACTCCCAACCGTGTCCGTGAAATTTGTCGTACAACATCTGGTTCATCACCCAATAAAGCGGAGAGCATTCCGAATCCATCAACTTGCCTGGATGGCAGTTGTCCATGTCCAAAAACTCCTGAAGTGCCGCCACCTCAAGCCTCGCAATCTGTAAGTAGTTCACGCTGTCTCCTCCCCAACCACGCCGTCGAACGGCTGTTCCTCGGCGTGGAATACCTGTGTTTGTACCTTCAGCCATGTCGGCTTGGCAACATGATTCTTGCCTGTGAATGATGCCTCGGTGAATAAGACGTTGTTGCCGGGAACACAGGCGATCCGTCCATTGGCAAGCTCAATGAAGTGATGCGACTTGGTTTGGCTCGGCTCCAGGCTGTACCCGTCTCCGTAAGGTTCTGCGGTGAACATATAGGCTCCACGCATCCATGCCTGCCTGCCTGCCAGCCACACCTGGCAATCCAGTTCCCGCAGATAGTCGTACTCGATGGTGGTGAAGTTCCAGCCGAAACAATCCCATCGCTGCGCGTCACCCAAGGTCCACGGCTCGCTCGTTCCATTGGTAAACGCCAATGCGTGCAGCGGCAATCCCCTGTACAACGCACCGCACTTCAACATAACCGTGCAGCCCCAAGCCCGGTGTGGCACCGAGTACAGCCCAAACCACACGGCATCTTCCCAGCCATGCTCCATGCCCTGCGAGCAGAACTCCCGATCCACCATGACGTACTGGTGGCGTGGCAGGTTGGCGGCGAAGGTCATCGGTCCAGCCACATTGCAAGAAGCATTGCGCCCATTGCAAGCAGGATCAGGTCGATGGGTGCTATCTCCATGCTGGCCCCGTGATCCATGCGACCAACGCCCAGCGCGTGCCTAGCAGGGGTGCCTTGGCCTTGTGCTTGATCCATGATGGGAAGAAGTTTGCCGATCCTTGGTGCGTGGACTTCTCCACCCCATGCCAATCGGCCCCGACGCGCAACCCTCCGCCAACGTACTCCTCTGGCCGTGATAAGTTAATAACGCAAGTCAGCTTGCGGTCGCTGCCGTCATAGGTATCGAAGTGCCACTTGAACTTCTGGAACGGGCGATACCTTAACACCTGAAGCTGCTGCATATCCATTATGTCGAAGCGATAGTGTTCCGTGTTGACCTGGTCCACCACTGCGGCCAGGTAATTGTAAAGCCACTGGAAGTGCGGTGCCTTGGGTATCCAGCACGACGAGCAGGTCCGGGTGCGGCTAGCAACGTGGGTGCCATCCTTTGACAACACCGGCGCACGCTTCATCCCGATGACCTCCGCATCGCGGATGACCATCTCGCACTGCGAGCGGGTCAGGACTTGCGGGACCGTGACCGCCGTGAGGATTTTTTGCTTGAACGCTTTTTTGGTTTGCATTTGTTCTTCCTTTCAACATATTCCTCCAGAAGCTTTTTGATGGCGTAACTCGCCAATTCCTCGCGATCATACTTGATCCTGTTAAATCCAATGGATGCCAGCTTGTCGGACGC